TCCACCAGCACAATCTGTGATTAATTATGAAGCGTGACTTTCTTTGGGTTGAAAAGTATCGACCCAAGACAATTGAAGAATGTATCTTACCAGATAATATCAAGAAAACTTTTAGTGATTTTTTAAAACAAGGAGAAATTCCAAATCTTCTTCTAACAGGACCAGCAGGTGTAGGTAAGACTACAGTTGCTAAAGCATTGTGTGAACAGTTGGAATGCGATTATATTTTAATCAATGGTTCTGATGAAGGTAGGTTTCTTGATACAGTAAGAGGACAAGCAAAAAACTTTGCTTCTACTATGTCATTGACTGCATCATCTAATCATAAGGTTATTATTATTGATGAAGCAGACAACACTACACATGATGTTCAGCTGTTGTTGAGGAGTAACATTGAGGCATTCCATAAAAACTGTAGGTTCATCTTTACATGCAATTATAAAAATAAAATTATTGAACCATTGCATTCAAGATGTTCTGTAGTTGAGTTTTCAATTAAAGGTAAAGAGAAAGCAGAGATTCAGGTATCTTTCTTTGATAGGATTGTTGGTATTCTTGAAAAAGAAGATATAAATTTTGATAAGAAAGTTCTTGCACAATTAATAAATAAGCATTTTCCTGATTGGAGAAGAGTACTTAATGAGTTGCAAAGATATAGTGTTGGTGGTACAATAGACAGTGCTATACTAGCTAGTTTTTCTGATGTTAGAGTTGATGATTTAATCAAAACTCTTGCAAAGAAAGATTTTCCTGCAGTTAGAAAATGGGTTGTTTCTAATTTAGATAATGATCCTTCTGTACTTCTTCGCCGTCTTTATGATGGTCTTTGCCAAACTATTGATGGACCTAGTATTGCAGCTGCAGTTCTTATTATTGCAAAGTACCAGTATCAAATTGCATTTGTTGCTGATCAAGAAATAAACATGTTGGCATGTCTTACAGAAATTATGGTGGAGTGTGAATTCAAATGAAAGCATTAAAAACGCCTCTTCGTTATCCTGGTGGAAAATCTCGTGCTTGTACTAAACTAGCACAACATTTTCCAGACTTAAAAAATTTCACAGAATTTAGAGAACCTTTTCTAGGTGGTGGATCTGTAGCATTGTATATTAGTAAATTACATCCTCATTTAAATATATGGGTTAACGATCTTTATAGACCACTTATAATCTTCTGGCAACAGTTGCAGCATGATGGTCAGGCAATGCAGGATAAGTTATGGTCTGTTAAGAACATGAGTCCTGATAGGGATAGTGCAAAGGAATTGTTTATTAATGCAAAGGAGGGTGTTAACGATGAAAGTAAGTCACAATTTGATAGGGCAGTTGATTTTTACATTGTTAATAAGTGTAGCTTTAGTGGACTTACTGAGTCCTCCTCTTTCTCACCTCAAGCAAGTGAGTCCAATTTTTCGTTTAGAGGAATTGAAAAACTAGCAGAGTATAGTAAATTAATTGAGAATTGGAACATAACTAATTTAGATTGGAGAGAATTAGTATCTGATAATAAAAATACATTTGTATACTTAGATCCACCTTATGAGATTGGTCCTAAGTTATATGGAAACAAAGGTAGTATGCATAAGTATTTTGATCATGATGATTTTGCTAAAACATGTGATGAGTTTACAGCACCTCAGTTAATATCATATAATAGTAGTCAGGTTATTAGGAATCGTTTTACAAATTGGAATGCAGCTGAGTTTGAGCACACATATACTATGAGATCTGTTGGTGATTATATGAAAGATCAACAAGACCGTAAAGAACTTTTGTTATTAAATTATGGAACTTAAGCACTGGTTAAATTCAATTAATTTTAATAAAGAAAATCTTCTTGATGAAGATCCTACTTTAAAGTATCCTGCATTTGTTGTAAATAAATGTTTGTCTGGATCTTTGGATTCTGTATTGTTTGCTAATGAGATGAATAAGTCTCATTTTTTAGATCCTAAAATGCAGTATGATTTTCTTTTAAATTCTTTGAGGAAGAAAAGAAGATTTGCTCCTTGGTTGAAGAAAGGTAAGGTTGAAGATATAGATGCGGTAAAAAAATATTATGGATATAGTAATGAGAAGGCACAACAGGCAATGAGAATCCTTACAAAAGAACAAATTAAATATATTAAACAGAAGTTAAATACTGGAGGAGTAATGTGAAGGTTCTTAGTATAGATTTAGATTTTATATCTTCTCCTGCTATTAATAAATATCATACTCATCAACTAGCAAATCATACTACTGGTCGTCAACATCCATTAATTAAATGGGAAGAGTTGTTACAATATGCACCAGATATTGTACATAGTATGTCGCATGAAATTGATATTGATAATTATGATTTTTGTTTAAGAACCTTTATAAGAGCATTAAAAAATTGTAAGGATGTTTATTTTGGATATGATCATGATGCAATTTTGTTTGGTCTAGAGGGTCATACCGATATTGAAATAGTTAATATAGATCATCATAGTGATATATTGTCTGGTTATCCTGGAGATGAAAAAGAAGAGATGGAAGAACTCCTTCGCTATGATAATGTCATGGAAGGTAATTGGGGATATTATTTACAGATGCACAATAGGTTAAAATCTTTTCATTGGATACTGAATGATACTACTGAAGAGCATGGAGATCTTCAAGATGGAATGCAGTTACTTAATAATTTTAGTTGGTCTTATAGACATGCTTATGATTTTGGAGACTATAAGTTTGATCAGATATTTGTTTGTATATCTCCTGCTTATATTCCACCAACTCATTGGCATATGTTTGGAACATTTATTAGAGTGTATGAGGAATTGGTTGGTAAAGTTGTTGATAAAGATAAATTGCATAGAAAGTATCAATATAGAAAACATTATACTGGAGTAACCAGAACAATTTTTTAATGAAAATTTATTTTTGCTATCCCGAATCAGAACCTGATGCTTTGATAGAGCAAACAGAGTTTAGAGAACAAAGAACTGTTGCAGGATTATCTCCTATTGATTTTGAATTGGAGTGTACTGATTTATTAAATGTTGTAGATCACAGAATATCTGTAACTCCTCTTGATGTAGCTGGTCCAAAACCAAGTATACAATTAAAATTTCCTATGGTTACTTTTTGGACATATGATCCAGACATTTGGATATATCAATACGATCATCCAATGACTTCACTTAATAATAATTTTGTTACCATTGGTGCTTGGTGGAATCTTTCAAAATGGGTAAGGAATATTAATACTGCTGTGGTTCCTGTTGATGTAAACTATCCTATTAGTATAAAAAAAGGAGATCCTTTATACAGGGTATCCTTCTACCACAAAGATATGAAAGGTGATATAATATTAGAGCAAATGTCCGAGGATCAAATACCACAAGACATGCGTAAAAGAAGAGAAGAGCAAGATACCATTATTGAAAATAAACCATCAGAACTCCCTAATAAATTATTTACTCCTTATGATCACTGTTAATTATGTTAATGATAAAGATTTATCAAACACTTTAATTAGAGAATCAAAGTTTGTTGATTCTTCTGGTTATCCATACACTGCATGTCCTTGTTGGGTTCATAAAACTGATAGAACTTTTATAGTAACATCTCCTATTGATTATACTTTTATGGTAGGTGGTGAGTTAGATTCTAATATATTGCAGTATGATAGGAAAGATCTTGAATTAGATAATCCAGTTTTGCATTTAGATGCTTCTCATTTTTTATTTTGGACTCATGATCCTGATGTGTGGTTAGAAGCAATTGATCATCCAATGACATCTTTAGTTAATAATTTAATTGTTGTTTCTGGGTGGGTGCAGTTATCCACTTGGCCAGTAGCAAATGGTCTTGGGTTTATAGTAGTAGATAAAACAAAACCAGTTGTTATAAAAAAAGGAGATCCTCTTATGCGTGTAACATTTCATTCCCCAGATTTAAATTCTAAAGTCCAACTAAAAAGAATTGTAGATGACGGAGAAATAATGGATACATATCATACAAAAAGAGATGAAGCTGTTGAAGATGGAACTTGGAAAGATAGATTGTTCACTAAAGGCAAAGAGTCTAAGTGTCCTTTTGCAAGAATTATTTACTAAATACCTTTACTAACAATTGAATTAAAACGATGAGTGTTGTGACTGAGCCGACTGTTGATTGGTCGCCCGACCAAATGGTCGAAGTATCATTAGGTGAACCAGATGATTTCCTCAAGGTCAGAGAGACCTTAACAAGAATAGGTGTTGCTTCCCGTAAAGAAAAGAAATTATATCAGTCTTGTCACATACTACATAAGCAAGGAAGATATTTTATAGTTCATTTTAAAGAACTGTTTGCACTAGATGGAAAAAGAGCTAACCTTACTGTTAACGATGTTCAGCGTAGGAACCGTATTTCTCAGCTGCTTTCTGATTGGGGTCTCATAAAGATTTTACAGGAAGATCAAATTCAAAATATAGCACCTTTAAATCAAATTAAGGTTTTGTCATTTAAGGATAAAGGTGACTGGATTCTAGAAACAAAGTATAATATAGGAAGGAAAAAACCTGAAGAGGAATGAAACAAATACCTGTGAAGGAATGCATATGGCATACCCAGTTACATAATCATTCTTTTATTAAAAATAGAATACTAGGTGAAATAGAAATAACACCAGATCCAAAATTAGAAGTAGATGGTAACACTATTACTAAATTAGATTGGTCTAGATCTAGAACTACCTTTAGACCTTGGGCAAAAGTATTTGAGGAATCTTTTTTAGTATCTGTTGACGAGATTTGGAAACAAGGTATAAAGATAAATGATATTTGGTATCAACAGTATACAAAAGGAGATCAACATGTTTGGCATATTCATGGACAACATTTTACAGGGGTTTATTACTTAGAATTTCCTGAAGGATCTTCTAAGACTAAAGTTCTCACTCCAGTAACTCAAGAGGTTATATCTGTTGATGCTGTTGAAGGAGATCTAATAATATTTCCTTCTCATTGGATTCATAGTAGTGGTATTCCAATGGGAGAAGGAAGAAAAACTATCGTATCATTTAATTTTGATATGAATACACCTATTACTTCTACATTACCAAAGTGAAAAAATTTATTTTTGATGTTGATGGGACTTTGACTCCTGCAAGAAAACCTATTGAACTTGAGTTCTTAGATTATTTTAGTAAATTTATCAATTCTAATGATGTTTACTTAGTCACTGGTAGTGACCGTGATAAGACCCTAGAACAGGTCACACCGTACATATACAACCTTTGTACTAGAGTCTATAATTGCTCTGGTTCTGATGTCTATGAGGGTGATAAGAATGTGTATAGGGATGATTGGAAGCTGCCAATAGAGGTAGAGCGTCACCTTGAGAATGAGTTATTGTTTAGTAAGTTTCCTGTT